CTGCAACCCCCTTCGGCCTACGTGCGATCAATTTGATCGGCGGTCAGGTCTTCGCGGGCTCGTTCCGCGAATACAAGTTGTCCACCAACAACTCAAACGCCATTTTTAATGGCGACATTGTTCAGCTCACCAGCGCTGGCAATCCTCAAGCACTGACCGCAACTCCTACCGCTGGCACCACTGCCGGTATCGTGGGCGTCTGCGTTGGTGTGCGTTATGTAACCCCCGGTTTGAACCAGCCACAGTACGCTCAGTACTGCCCCGCTGGCGCTATTACCGCTGGCTACACTGACGTGTTTATCCGTGTCACTGACGACCCGGACGCTCTGTTCCAAGTCCAAGGCTCCGCCGCTTTCGGTACTCTGACCAACGGTGCCGCTGGCGCTGTGGGCAAGAACGCCGCTCTGGGCAACTTCAGCGCTGGTAACACCCTTACCGGTAACTCTGGAGTGAACTTGGTGGTTGGTACAAATGGTGCCTCTTTGGCCAGCACCAGTACCCTGGCAATGCGTATTGTTGATTACGATGAAAACACCGCAACCGACACTTACCCCGATTTGATCGTCAAGTTCAATTTCGGCACGCATTCCTACTACTTCGCCACTGGCGTTTAAGGAGTAATCTAAAATGGCAATTTCACGTTCACAACTGCTCAAAGAGCTACTCCCCGGCTTGAATGCCTTGTTTGGTCTCGAGTACGCTAAGTACGGCGAAGAGCACAAGGAAATCTACGAAACCGAATCCTCGGAGCGTAGCTTTGAAGAGGAAACCAAGCTGTCTGGCTTCCAGGCCGCTCCCGTTAAAAACGAGGGCGCTGCGATTGCTTATGACAATGCGCAGGAAGCTTGGACTGCACGTTATCAACACGAAACCATTGCGATGGGCTTCTCCATCACTGAGGAAGCTGTGGAAGATAACTTGTACGACAGCCTCTCCAGCCGCTACACCAAGGCTTTGGCCCGTGGTATGGCTTACACCAAGCAAGTCAAGGCTGCTTTCACTTTGAACCAAGCGTTCAATACATCGGTTACCTACGGTGACGGTAAAGCCCTGTGCGTTACTGACCACCCCTTGGTTTCTGGTGGCGTCAACAGCAACCGGCCCACGACTGGTGCCGATCTGAATGAAACCTCCTTGGAAAATGCCGTGATTCAAATCGCTGCATGGACTGATGAGCGTGGATTGCTGATCGCCGCCAAGCCTAAGAAGCTGGTGATCCCTCCCGCCCTGATGTTCGTGGCTACCCGCCTGCTCGAGACCGAGTTGCGTGTTGGTACCACTGACAACGACATCAACGCGATTAAGAGCAACGGTTCGATCCCTGGTGGTTACTGCGTTAACCACTTTTTGACCGACACCAATGCTTGGTTCTTGTTGACTGACGTGCCTAACGGTTTGAAGCACTTTGTCCGTACCCCGCTGTCCAACAGCATGGACGGCGACTTCGACACCGGCAACGTCCGCTACAAGGCCCGTGAGCGTTATTCGTTCGGCGTGTCTGATCCCCTGGGTATCTTCGGATCTCCTGGCTCGGCTTGATGAGACTGAAAAAGGGGCCTTGTGCCCCTTTTTCTTTTGGTGTATATTGCATTCATTCCGGGAATCCCGGCGTATCAAACAGTCCCGGCTGACTGTCATGCAAGATTGATACGCTTTAACGCATGGAGAATTGATTATGGGTTTCGCTACTCACCTTGGCCCTTGGTTGTTGGGCACTGTCCGTAACACCACCGGCACGACTGTCGGCACAATTGAAAACTGCGGCGCAACCGTTGTTTCTCAAACCTTCAAAAAAGATTACACCGGTCAGGCTGCTTCAGCTACCACCGACACCATTTGTGTGTTGCCTGCTGGCGCACAAATCCTTGAAATTAACATCGACACCACTGTTGCGTTCACCGGCTCCACTGCCGCCAACGTCAGCATTGGGGATGGCACTACCGCCGCTTTGTACTGGGCCGCTACAGATGTGACTACTGCTGGCCGTGCGGCTATCAGTAACGCAGCCGCTAAATTAGGCGCATGGTGCGGCGCAGCCTCTACTGCATCCCCCAACGGGATTGGTATTGGCGCAACGGACGTTAAAGTGATTGCCACAATGACTCCCACTGTGGCCGCTGTTACTGCTGGTACGGTGCAGTACACCATCGTGTATGTGGTTGCCAACTCTAACGGTTCGCAGTTCCCAGCGTCTGCTTAATTGATCCAGGGGGCTTCGGCCCCCGCTTTTTAGGAGATTGATTATGGGAATGCAAACAGACGTTAAAGCAGGACACCTTAACAACTCGGGTTTTGTTGTTTTAGGGCGAAATAGGCTCAAAGCTGTTTCCATGGTTGGCACAGCCACGGCTGGAACGCTGGACATCTTTGATACCGCCACAGCACCTGTATCGGCTACATACGCAAGGACTGCGGCTGTTATCACCGTTACAAAGGTAGCCCACGGTTTGGTTACTGGAGATGTGGTTGGGCTTGCGTTTGCAACAGCAAGCGGGTCATCAGGCACAAACGGCAACTACTCCATCACACGCACAGGCGCAGACACGTTTACAGTCACAGACATTAACTCTGGGACTATTGCAGGTGGAACAGCGGCTGTATATTCATCTTTGTGGATTGCCAGCTACGACACTGGCGCATCTGACTTGTTTGGCAATTTTGCGTTGATCCCAGGAGAGGGAATACTGGTTAAAAACGGTATTTACCTAAACATGAGCAACTTACTTTCTGCTAACGTGTACTATGGCTAAATCACCCGCATGGACACGCAAGGAAGGCAAGAACCCCAATGGCGGACTCAACGCCAAGGGCCGCGCCTCTGCGAAAAAACAGGGTATGAACCTCAAGCCCCCTCAACCCGAGGGCGGCAGCAGGCGCGACTCTTTTTGCGCCCGTATGGAGGGGATGAAGAAAAAGCTAACCAGCCCCAAGACGGCCAAAGACCCGGATTCACGGATTAACAAAAGCCTGCGGGCTTGGAAGTGTTGACATGAACCACGATGCAAAAACAATGGCTGATGGCGCTGCTGTAGTAATGGGCCTTGGTGGTTTCATGGGCTGGATGACGCCTGTGGTAACGCTCATTGGCGGCGTGTTGACCATCGTGTGGATGGTTATCCGCATCTGGGAAACTGATACCGTACAGCGGTGGGCATATCAAGATTTTGCCAACCGCAAGAAAGGCGTCGATGAAGACAAAAAGATTTAACGTTGGTGGGCTGACTGGGCTTGGTAATTCCGGCGGGGCGCAAGGCGCTATGGACCAAATGGGCCAGTCTTTGGAGCAGATCAACCAAGCGGTGAACGGCAACCAAGGGTCGTCCTTTGGGTTTACCCCCAACGCCAACTCCAACGCTGCGCCTACTCCCGGCCTGCCGTCGGCATCTGATTCCATAGCCAAGTTAACCCCATCCAAGACCTTCAAAAAGGGCGGCAAGGTGGCTGGAGCGTCCAAGCGCGGCGACGGTATTGCTCAGCGCGGGAAGACTCGTGGAAAGTACATGTAATGCCGAGCACGAGCAAAAAGCAGCACAAGTTCATGGAGGCGGTGGCGCACAGCCCGTCGTTTGCCAAGAAAGTGGGAGTCCCACAGTCTGTGGGTCAAGATTTTTCCAACGCGGACAAGAGCCGCAAATTTTCAAAAGGTGGCAATATGGCAGGCAAAATGAACCCCGGTTTCATGGCAATGATCGCCAAGAAAAAAGCAGGCGCTAAAGGCGCTATGCCGATGAAAGAAGGCGGCGCGGCTAAGAAAATGATGGGCGGCGGCATGGCTTATGCCAAAGGCGGCGGCGTCAAAGCTTCGTCTATGGGCGCAGTTCGTACCGCAGCCCCCAGCCGTGACGGTGTTGCCATGAAAGGCAAGACCAAGGGCAAGCAGATCAAGATGTAAGGACCTCAGTATGAGAGCCAGTCGTGGGATGGGGGCTATCCTGCCCTCCAAAATGCCTCGTGCCGTTAAAAAAGCGCGGAAGGACGACACTGACTTTACCGAGTACGCTGAAGGCGGAGAGGTGAATGCGGCTGGGAATTACACTAAGCCGGACATGCGCAAACGAATTGTGGCCCAGGTAAAAGCTGCGGCAACTCACGGCACGGGCGCAGGCCAATGGTCGGCCCGTAAGGCACAACTTGTCGCTAAGAAGTACAAAGCGGCTGGCGGGGGATACAGAGATTGAAAGCACCGCAGACTTCCCTGAAAAACTGGGGCGACCAGAAATGGCGTACCAAGTCGGGGAAGCCTTCGTCAAAAACAGGCGAGAGATATCTCCCTGAGGCGGCAATCAAGTCTTTGTCTCCCGCCGAGTACGCAGCAACCACCAAGGCCAAGCGTGCGGGCAAGGAAGCCGGTAAACAGTTTGTGGCGCAGCCCAAAACCATTGCAAAGAAAACGGCAGGATTTAGATGACCACTTCCGGCACCTCTAGCTTCAACATGAACTTCACGGAGATTGCCGAGGAAGCATGGGAGCGTGCGGGCCGCGAAATGCGCTCTGGCTATGATCTGAAGACCGCTCGGCGATCCATGAACCTGATGACCATCGAGTGGCAAAACCGTGGTATCAACATGTGGACCATCGAAGAGGGCTACATCAACATGGTGCAGGGCACGTCTACATACGACCTACCCGCCGATACCATTGACATCATGGAGCATGTGATCCGCACGGGTCAGGGTAATGTGTCCACGCAGGCGGACCTGTCCATTACGCGTATCAGTGTTTCTACCTACGCCACCATTCCCAACAAGCTT